CAGGTACAGGCGGGCGCGGAGCAGCTCCTGCTCGACGAGGTGTCCTCCCGCGCTGCCGCGGACACCGAAGAACCCCTGGTCAAGACGGAATTTATCGGCTGGCGTGAGGAGGAACTGGTCGACGACTCGGGTTTCGTGTTCGGCTGGGTGCTCGTCGGGGAGGCTGAGTCGTACTACTGGCCCCGCACGCCGTGGCAGGAGGAGTCGTGAGGATCATCAGCATGCCCACGCGCGAGCGTCGCCTCGGCCCGCGCCCCCCCTCGATGTGGCTGACGTGGTGGATGCCGGAGGGAACCGTCGTGGAACACAACGGTCGCAGGTGGGAGAAGGTCCTGATTGGTGCGGCTGACGCGACATGGTACGAATGGAGGCTCGTGAAGCTCACGCCGATGCCGAGGACCGGTCCGAAGGGTCCCTCCGCGACCATCAACGTCAAGGGAGGGCGCTCATGAAGGTCCTGATGGGGTTCCTGCTCGGGCTGGGTACTGCGTGGGCGGCTCTCGCCATCTGGCAGAGGGTCCCCGAGTTCCCCGACATCGACGAAAACGAACAGGATGCTGACATCTGGGAGCCGAGACGCGGAGATCGCCGCCCGCAGTTCGACGAGGGCTGGATCACCATGCCTGACCCGTACGCGTTCCCTCCCACCAGTCCGTACCAGCCGTAGGATGCTGCCATGAAGCCGTCGACACCCGAACCCAGCCCCACCGCCACCCTCGAATGCGCCTGCGGATGGTCCCGGAAGACGTCACCCGGCGAGAACGCCGAGAAAGCCGCCCGCTACCACCGCATCCAGGTGCACAACGACCAGGAAGCTGTCCGCGCCCACACCGTGTACTGAGCGGTAGGCTCTACCCAGACTCCCCGGCGCGATGCCGGGTAGCCCGCGTGATGCGGGAGAGTGATAGGAGGGCATTATGCCCAGGGAACGTATCCAGCACGGCAAGCTCTACGTCGAAGATGAGAGCATCCAGCCGACTCCGATCATCGGAGACGACGGTCAGCCCCTCGGAGTGGAGGCTCACGCGCTCCGCGAGTACCGCCCCGGCGAGGAACTGCCGAACAGTTCCAAGATCCAGGAGATGCCGAGCCTCGACGTCGCGTGGCGGAGCGATCCCGGGTGGGTTCAGGTGTCCATCGAGGCACCTGCCGAGTGGTGGAAGGGGTTCCTGGCCGCTGTGAACGACGGCAACCAGTCTCACTTCGCCGCCTACTCGGAGACGCTCACCCGCGAGGAGATCAACAAGATGATCCGCGCCCTGCGTCGCGCACGCAACGCCGTGTTCGGATCGGACGAGTGATTCCGTAATACAAAATCCGCGAAATGTGCGGTACAGTGGTTGCAGACCCGCCCGATCCCACGAGCACCCGCCCCCCAGACGGCCTCCGGGCGCAGGTCGCCACACGAAGCCCCCGGTATCCCCCCTACCGGGGGCTTCGTCCTATTCCGTAGTACGATTTCGCCATGGCACGCACACCGGATGGCCCCGCGACACGGCAAGCCATCGTCACGTTCCGGATGACCGACACCATGAGGGCCACCCTGGACGTCCAGCGTGCCGCACGGGGCGGCATGAGCCGCTCTTCCTACATCCGCTGGCTCATCACGCAGGATGGGAAGCGGATCGCGAACGAGAAGGGCGAGTGATGGACTCCAAGCTCGGTGATGTGACCGTCACCTACGCTCCCGTCGAGGAGATCGACCTCCACCCGGACAACGCGAACGTCGGCAACGTCGATGTCATCGCCGAATCCATCCGGGTCAACGGGTTCTACGCCCCCATAATTGTCCAGGCCAGCACGGGATTTATCATCGCCGGGAACCACCGCTACCAGGCGGCGCTCAAGCTCGGCATGAGCAAGGTCCCTGTCGTCTACCTCGACGTGGAGGACGACGAGGCGAAGCGCATCATGGTCGCGGACAACCGGACCACGCGACTCGGCCACGACAACGACGAGCTGCTCGCCAACCTGCTCGAAGACCTCGGCGACACCGAGCTGGGCCTCATGGGTACCGGCTTCTCGCACGCCGACCTCCAGACCCTCATGGACAAGATGGACACGTTCGACCCGACGTTCGCGCCGGAGCCGGACGACGTGCCCACGCACACCACCGAGGACAGCGCCTACCAGGTGGAGGCCATCCCCGGAGCGGGCGGCAAGTGCGTCGGCATCATGGTCAACCGCATCGACCACGAGCCGCTGTCCGTCGACGACTACCAGCACATCCGCGTCGCGCTCGGCCTGGGCACCGTCCCGCGTGGCGCTGCCGCCACCCTCGGGATCGAGGACTGGGAGTGAGCACCGGCATCGCCAAGTTCGGCGGCGACCCAGACGAATACGGCGAGGACATGGCCGCGTTCGCCGACAAGAACGGGTCCGCCGAAGATCTCGCCACCGTCGAGGGGATGGGCAACGACAAGATCCGCGCCGCCCTCGCCCTGTGGACAGCCGGTGCCACGTATGGGGACATCGCCGCGCAGTTCGGCTTCCGCTCCCCGTCCGTCGCCGCGATGGCAATCGAAAGGGCGCTGTCCGAGAGTGTCGACGACACCCAGGATCGGACGAAGCTCCGCCGCCGTATGTCCCTCACGCTCGACCGGTTGCTCCGCGCCGTCATGCCGAAGGCCATCAACACCGAGAACCCCGAGCAGCTCCCCGCTGTCCGCGTCGCGCTCACCGTCGTGGAACGGTACGCGAAGCTGAACGGACTCGACGCCCCCGTGCAGGTGGACGTGAACCTCGTCGACGACGAGAAGTTCACCAACCTCGTCGAGCTGGCCGCGCGCGGAATGGGCATGCCCGTCCCCGTGGAGGCGGACATCTGGGACGCCGAGTTCGTGGAGGAAGAGGTCGAGGATGACGACCCCGCAGACAGGTGACTGGCGCGACAAGATCCTGACGAACCTTCCGGAAGGTCCCATCAACGTCCGGGCGCACACGTACCCGACCGCGCTGGAGATCATCAAGGCCGCGGCGTACAACAGGCGCATGACCGTGGAGGACTTCGTCGGTCGCGCCGCCCTGGCCGTGGCCGTCCACGACTTCGCCGGGGAGCTGACGTGGGAGATGGCGACGGACAAGGAGCCGCCGATGGCGGACCTGCGTCGCCGTAGCCTGCCGAAGCGTAGACTCCGCGGCAGGAACTTCGGGCCGTGGAAGATCGAGGGAATGAGCGAATGACAGAAGGCTTGGACCCCATCCTCGCCGTCGCCGAGTCGTGGCCCAAGGAGGCCAGAGACCGTGCGGTGGAAGCTCTCGGTGCCATCGAACGCGGCGAGCGCCGTGCCTGGTACTGCACCCGCGGGCGGAAGTGCGACGGAGCACCGCACGACAACTACCCGTACCCGCATGCCCGCGGTGACCAGTGGCCCCCGCCCGGTGTGGACTGGTTCACCTGGTTCCTATCCGGTGGCCGAGGCTCCGGCAAGACGCGGACCGGCGCTGAGTACACGCGCAAGATGTCGGAGAAGGTGGGCCGCATGGCCCTCGTCGCCCCGACCGGTGCCGACGTTCGTGACACCATGATCGAGGGAGAGTCGGGCCTCATGTACGTCGCCGCCCTCGCAGGGCAGAAGCTCAAGTACGAACCGTCGAAGCGTCGCCTCACGTTCCCGAACGGGTGCATCGCCACCACGTTCTCCGGTGAGGAGCCTGCCCGTCTGCGTGGACCGCAGCACGGGTTCGCGTGGCTCGACGAGCCTGCGCACATGCCGCTCATCGAGGACGTCATGTCCAACCTGCTGTTCGGCCTCCGCCTCGGCGACCGTCCACACGTCGTCCTCACGTCCACGCCGATCCCGACGAAGTGGGTGAAGGCCACACAGAAGGACCCGAAGACCCGCGTCGTCCGAGTGTCCACGCATAGCAACCGGGCGAACCTGGCCCCCACGTTCTTCGAGACGGTCGTCTCCCGGTACGAGGGGACGCGAACCGGACTCCAGGAGCTGGAGGGTCGCCTCCTCGAATCCGTCGCGGGTGCGCTGTGGAACACGGAGATCATCCAGCGCGAGGCCGTCGAGCCGGAAGACCTGGAACGCATCGTCGTCGCCATCGACCCCGCGGGTACCGCCAACCGGCGCTCTGACGAGACGGGCATCGTCGTCGCGGGCATCCGCGGCAAGAACGCTTTCGTCCTCCACGACGCATCGGGGAAGTACTCGCCGATGGGGTGGGCGAAGAAGGCGCACGAGCTGTACGAGCGGTACTCGGCGGATGCCATCGTGGCGGAGGTGAACTTCGGTGCCGACATGGTGGAGGAGATCATCCTGCGCAACGTGCCCAGCTCGGTCATCCCGCCGCGCATCGTGAAGGCTCGCGCCACCCGCGGCAAGGCGGTCCGCGCAGAACCGGTCGTCGCCCTGTACGAGCAGACACGCGTGTTCCACCAGACGGGTGCGAACCTGGCCGACCTCGAAGATGAGATGCTGACGTGGGTGCCCGGTCACGGTGACAGCCCCAACCGGGTCGACGCCCTGGTGTGGGCGATCACGGACCTCCTGGCTCCCACGCCTCCCGGGCAGGTTATCTCTGCCCGCGGCATCTCCACCGGCCCCAAGTCCTTCCCCGGACTGCGGGGCATCCCTGACCTGAGTACCCTGCGGAGGTAACCGTGCCCATCATCATCCCGGACTGGCTGGTAGTCATCCTCGCCGTCCTGACGATCATCCTCGGATCGGGGCGTCTGACGCGCGTGATCTACTACGACGCGTTCCCCCCGGTGGCATGGCTCCGCATCAAGTGGGACAACCTCACCGACCGTCCCGGCTACCTCGGCGAGTGGAACAAGCTGCTCCACTGTCCCTGGTGCCTGTCGTTCTGGGTCACCCTCGGATGCATCGGGTGGATGGTCGGCGGCTTCTACGTCGAGTGGCTGATGTGGGCATGGTGGGTGTTTTGGGGCGCACTCGCGGCATCATACGTCGCTACCATGGTCATCGTCAGGGATGAGCCGGAGGAGTAGTCCACATGCCGCGTGAACAGAAGCCGGAAGTTGCCACGGCGTCGGGACCGAATGGCCTGATCGCGTCGGCGGTTCGCCTGACAGGTCGAGCGAACGGGAAGCCCGCGAAGAAGCCCGCGAAGGCTCCCGCCTGGTACAGCCTCGCATGGGAGTTCTACGACACCATCGGCGAGTACCGCTACGCCGTGACCTGGGTGGGCAACCTGCTCTCCCGCGCGCGCCTCGAAGTGTGGGAGGACGGCAAGCCCACCAAGAACGCGGATGCCATCGAAGCTCTCCAGTCCCTGTTCGGCGGCGAGGAGGGTCAGCGTGAGATGCTCCGCCAGCTTGGCACGCACCTCACCGTGCCCGGTGACTGTTACATCGTCGGCGAGGACATGGGCGAGGAGCCGGACGCCTGGTCTGTCGTCGCGGCGAACCGCATCTCGAAGGTCGGCGACAACTGGAAGATCGGCAAGGCCGTCCTGGACAACCCGCTGGTGATCCGCATCTGGCGTCCCCACCCCCAGAAGGCGGACGCCGCAGACAGCCCGTCGCGCGCGGTGCTCCCCATCCTCGACGAGATCGACGGCTTCTCGAAGTACGTCAAGGCCCAGCTGTCCTCCCGCCTCACGGGTGCGGGCGTCCTGGCGATCCCTTCCGAGATCACCTTCGGTACGGTTCGCGGACTCCTCGACAAGGACGCGTCCGGCGCAGAGGTTGCCACGTCCAGCAGCGGCATCGACGCGTTCCTCCGCGAGTTCATCGACACGGTGTCCACCGCCACGGTCGACCCCGCGGACGCATCGGCTCGCGTGCCGATCATCCTCCAGGGTCCTGGCGAGTTCCTCGACAAGGTCCAGCACATCACCTTCTGGTCTGAGCTGGATGCCCAGGCGAAGGAACTTCGGGACGAGGCGATCCGTCGTCTCGCTCTCGGCATGGACATGCCCCCGGAGATCCTCACCGGCACGGGTGAGATGAACCACTGGAACTCGTGGCAGGTGGAGGAGGCGTCGATCAAGTCGCACACCGAGCCTCTCCTCCAGATCATCACCACGTCGCTCGCCGAGGCATACCTCCGCCCGTACCTTGAAGAGGCCGCGGGCATGTCGAAGGAGGATGCGCGGAAGTTCACTTTCCACGCCGACACCGCGAAGATCCGCCTGCGCCCGAACCGTTCCAAGGAGGCCATCGAGCTGTACGACCTCGGCGAACTGTCCGCCGAGGCGATGCTCCGCGAGAACGGGTTCGACCCCGCGGACGCCATGGGCGACGACGAGCGCAAGGTGTGGCTGACGAAGAAGGTCGCGGGCGGTTCGACGACCCCGGAGCTGGTCGCGTGGGCGCTCAAGCTCATGGGCGTGGATGTCCCCGCATCCGCTCTCGTCACTGAGACGGCACCCACGGAGGCACCGTCCGACCCGTCCCTCCTGGAGCACCCGACGCGCGACCTGCCCGACAGCGGGGATGGCATCGCTGCTGCCGCCGCGGTCATGTTCCGGGCGATGGAACGCGCGGGCGCTCGGCTCAAGAACAAGTACAAGTCGTACCTCGTCCCCGGTGCGGAGAGCGTGCCGAACGAGCGCGTATACCGCTACGCCCACATCACCCCCGACATGGTCGACGACCTGCTGGTGGGAGCGTGGGACTGCGTCGACACTCTCGGCATCAAGGTGTCGCCTCTCGCGCTGGACCGGTACGCCCGCCACCTGCTCACCACCAACGAACCGTTCCACCCGAAGCAGTTGTCCGCGGCTCTGGAGGTGCGGTGATGGATGCCGTCATGACGTTCGCCGCCGCACGCCGGGAGCGGATGGTCGCCGCCGACAGTGAGCTGGCACCCTCCGTTCTCGCCGCCCTGTCCCAGTGGAGCACCGGGGACCAGTGGTACCAGGACCTGATGGACGACGCGTCCGTGCTGTGGCTGGAGGTGTTCGAGGCGGAGGCACCGAACGCTGACCCGGACCGCTTCATGGGACGGTTCCGCGAGATGCTCGGCGAGGCTCTGTCCCAGACCGCGGAGCCGTCGAACCCGCCCACGGAGAACGAGGTGAACCGGGTTGTGCGGTGGCTGTCTGCCGCCACGATCAACAACGCCACCTACCAGGGCAACGGCGCGCACGGTGGTCGCGGCATGCGCTGGGTCACCATGAACGACGACGCCGTGCGCGGGACTCACCGTTCCGCCAATGGACAGATCGCTGACAGTGATGGCACCTTTGACATCGGAGGGTTCGACCTCCACTACCCCGGTGAGCCGGTCGGCCCCCCGGAAATCTGGATCAACTGTCGGTGCATCCTCGCTCCGGCACGCGTAGAAGGAGCGCTGAGCATGGATGCGATCATCGCCGACATGGCGGGCGTCATCGCCGACGTGGACGAGCCGCTGGCTGAGCTCTGTCTC